GGGCAATTCCGCGCGAGTAATAGCAATCCACCCTTTCCCCTGCGGGAACATCGTTCGGCCTGATTAGGTAAAGGGCGCAACCTCTCGGGTCTGTCTGCTGGTAGTGGGTCACTCCCTTTCCCTCTAGGATCTCGGAAAGGCGGCGCAATGCTCCCTTTTCTCGGTCTGCTACTGCGTGACGGGAGGTTGTGCCGTTCCTGTGATAGTGGCAAACCTCAAAAGGTTTTCCTGTGGCTTCGTCGCGCTCTATGTGGAAAGACCGGAAGCCGTTGTCATCTCCGCATTCTAACTCATGCCAACGGTGCAGGGTTCTCTCGATCTTTAGAAGGCGTTTGGTCTCGTCCATCGTGAAGCCTAACAATGAAAGGCTGTTCATTAGGTGCGTGTAGCGTTGTGCGGTTCGTTTGTTCATGGTGTGCGTGGTGTTGGTGTTGGGGTGATTGGTTACTTGGTTAGGGCGCGATTTACCATTAGGCGAATCATGCCAATCTTTACATGCTCAAAATCATTTCCCTTTAGAAGTTCTGAAATGTTCTGCAAGGTGGCTTCTGCATCATTGGTGACTCGGACGGGAACATGATAAACTGCTCCGTCTGCGTCATGCGTGGTCATTAGTATTTTTTCTGCGGTCGTTGTTGTCATGGTCTTTGTGTTGTTGTTGGTTTGGTTTGGGGTTGGGTGATTAGAAACATTGGGGGAGGAGTCTTGAACCGATAACCTCGGCAAGATCGTGATGCTTGAGAGTTATTCGCTTTTTTGCTTCCTGTAACTCTGCGACATATTCGGGAGAAGTTTCGAACCTCTCAGCCATTCGAAGTTCCGTTTCAATTCCAGACAGGGTCATGGAATCAATGATGTTCTGGACGCATTTCTCGTTGATCGCTGTCATGTTGTTGGTGTGGGTTGTGTTATTCATAACGGGGAACATCATGCCATACTCTTTCAACCCTTGCAAGATCTTTTTTGCATCAAGTGAAGATTTATTCTCAACTATTTTTCAGCCCCATAGCAAACCCCATGCCAACCTTTTTACAAACTGAAAGAGCCTTTTCTAAAAGGATACGATCTACCACAGAGGGGTACTAACTTCGTTTGCGGGCATCCTCGTGCGTTTAAAACCCTATCAGCTTTTGATCTCCTTTTAGAACATTTTATACAATTAGTTAAGCGAATATGATTGACAGATTCTCAACCCCCCATGTACAATGTTAATCGAACAAAGCCCCCCTTCCTGCTTCTTCTCGGCTTTTCGCTGAAGGCTCATCTGGCTGAATTTGCCAACATTTGACAAGTTATTCTACCCTAGTAAGATTCCCATCCATGAAACAGCGTCCTCTCAACACCCGTCAAAAGAAGTTCCTCGAAAATCATCTAATCAAAGGAATGTCCATCGCTGAATCTGTCAGGAGAGCAGGATATTCCATCAAGTCCGGACGCTCCGAAGATTATTCTTCTTGGGGGTGCAGGATACTAAAGACACCTCGTGTTGCTTCCGAGGTTCAGAAGATCCGTGAGAAAGCTTTCTCTCGTGAAGCGTTGTCTTACGCTGAAAAGCGGGCGTTTCTGGCTAGGGCGGTTCGTACTTCGGTTGGTGAGATTCACGAGGGGAGCGACCTTGCGCAAGAGGTGACAATCACCGAGGGCAAGGAGGGGACAAGTCGACGGGTCAAAGCGGTGGACAAGCTACGGGCACTTGAACTGGACAGCAAACTAGCAGGCGACTTCTACTCCGACCGCGAACCTCAAGCGAACAACAATTTCCTGTTCCTCGTCAACCTAGGCAAGGCCGGCATTGGTAACGCTTTGCCAGTCGCGTTACCTTCTCCAGTCAGTCAGACTACGCCAGTCATCGAGACGCAAGCCGAGACGCTGGCAGGCTAGGGTGGGACTCCTAGCGTCAGGAGATCCTAAGGAGATCCTAACCGGGTGGTGGGGAGGGGTATGCCAACCAGCTAATAGGGCGGGTATGTGCGACACGACCTTCTGAAAAAAATCAGTATTCTGGAGTTTCCCCTATTGAAAGATCCTTTTATGTTGACTGATGATTATGGTATAGTTTAAGTAAGAGAACAGATGACATTGAGATACCCACCAGAAGAGTTTACGAAGCCTAGCATTATGTTGTTGAGGAGTTTGGCTATAAAGTTGGGATTGAAGGTTAGAAAAGAGCCGGGAGGTTATGGTGGATTGAGGATGGAGCGGAAGAGATTGGGAGAGTTGCTTAAGGAAAACATAACAGATGCGAGGTTGAGTGAGATGGATCGGGATACAATTAAGTATTTGGAATAGGCTTTACAGGAGTTTAAATGCCCTGTAGCGTGTTTTTATTATGAACGAAGGTGAACTACTCATTACGCTATTAAATTCTGCTACGATTGCCCATGTGTTGCATTTGAGGAGTAGGAGTTATGCGGAGCATAAAGCATTGCAGGGGTTTTATGAGGGTATGCCTGATGTTGTGGATGCTGTGATTGAGTCATGGCAGGGAAGGCATGGTGAGTTGATTGATTATCCTGATCAGGTTGTTGAGATTAGCGAACATAGGGATGCCTTGGAGTATCTTGTATATTTGAAATTGGTATTGGAGGAAGATCGTTATGTGTTGGGTGAGGAGAGTGAGATTCAGAACCTTGTGGATGATATTGCACAGTTGATTGATTCAACTATTTATAAGCTGACTTTTTTAAAGTAGGTTTAAATATTAAGATTGAAATGTATTGGGATATTCCCCTCATGGGTGATTATCTCTGCACGAGTTAATCAACTCATGCTTCATCTATTGCAGAAAATCTAAACAAAAAGGAAACGGGGAAAACTTAGGCGTTACAAAACCTATGCATTTATTTGTATCTGTCAAAGTATTGTAACCCCCATCGGGAATAATTATTGTATTCGCTCGTGAACTTTTATTGAATGTGCGTGATCGGTAACATTTTGGAAGAAAAACTACCTATTATTTCTGACAAGATGAATAGATGAAATAAGTTACTATTTGTTGATAGTAAGCCACTTATACTACATTTGAATAGTATTTTGCTCCAGCAGTAGGATTTGAACCTACAACCATTCGCTTAACAGGCGAACGCTCTACCATTGAGCTATGCTGGATTGGCTACCCGACATGGACTTGAACCATGAATGAGGCTTCCAAAGAGCCTAGTGTTACCATTACACCATCGGGTATTATTTGCGTGGTCTGCCTCGACCCCTAGGGACATCAACCCTATTGTTCCAGACATTCCGACCATAGATTGTCTTCCTTGCCAATTCTTCAGGCAAGTTCAAAACATAGTTCTTCAACCAGAGCTTTTCCTCTGGCCCTAGATCACCCACAATAACTCCATACTCTTCTCCTATATCAGACAATTTTATTGCTTCATCCAAGAGTTCTTTTTGTGTTTTCATTTATTTTCTAAAAAAGTGTTGACAAGAATAAAAAATTCCGTAGAAGGGGGATTGTATGAATATTCCATTCACTACAAAATTGGAAAAAACCTGTGATGAATGCGGTGGAACTGGTCGTGATTGGTATGATGAAGGTCAGGGGGAACCCTGCTGGAAGTGCCAAGGTACAGGCCATGTTGCCACAGATGAGGGGAAGGCTATCCTTCAACTTATCGCGCATCATCAAATGGATCTTCTTCAATTTGCTTAATTTTTCTTTTTGATGGCTGTTAAAAAGCTATCAACAAGATAACCAACGAGGTATGCCTGAACCTCGTCGCAACCTTTTTTCTCTTTTATAGAAACAAAATCTATTATGTGGTTTGCAACATGAACACACTCATGCGCTAGATTAGAAATATGTGTCGGTGTATTTTTCCAATTAAATAGTAAAATAACGCATGGGTTTGAAAGAACTGCGTGAGCATCTCCGTGTTCGCAAAGATCAATGGTTTGATTATATTTTTTATTAAACCATTTTTTGGCTTCTTCTTTATTTTTTGTAACAGAAAACCAGCAACCAACCCTAAATGGGCTTACCTCTAAATATAGTTCATAAGGTAATTTCATTTTCCCCTATAATGCCAAGTTGGTTTTACTCCTGCGCCGCCTATTTTTATTCTAAATTGTTTTTTTTCCCATTTATTAGACGACAAATTTTTATTAATGATTGTTTCAACTTTCCCTATTGAAAGATTCCATATTTCGCACAATTGCTTTGCATTAACCCAACCCAAGGGCACTTCGTCTTCTTTTATTTCATTGGTTTGTTGAATCCAAGCATACGCTGAATTTTTTAAATCTAATTCAGATGGATTTAATAGGTTTTGTTTCTTGCGGCTCATATTGTATTAGTTTGGTTGCTGGAAGTTCATTTTTTGCACATCCTCTCCAATCAAGGATTCCAATTCCGGGGCGACAAATAGCATCTCCCACTACTTTATGTCCATATCTTGTAAGCAACTGCCATGCAGGAGTTACCATAAAAATACCATTTCCATCGTTAAAAATTCCTCCCGTGTGTCGATGGCCTCTTAAATATATTTTTGGAACCCTATGACCAACACGGGAGTAATTTTGACGGGCGTTTCCCATAGTAATGCTCATTGCACCAGCTTCTAAATATGCTCTTGCTGAAGTGGGCATATGGTGGGCTATATCAATAAGAGTGCCATTAACTTCGATTAAACCTTTATCGCCCATCCATTTTGCATGAATTTCTTTTGCAATCATTTTTTCCCAATCGCCAACGTGACATTCTGTTCCAGAAGTCATGTAAACTGCTGATGCCATTTTTGCCAAAGGTTTTAGGCATTCTATAGCCGCGAGTGAATGATCGTAATTTAATGCCGCAACAATTTCACTAGATCCATGATGCCTACCTTCGATACAGTCTCCATTGATAATCAGAATAAAAGGTTCTTTGCCAAAGTGATTTTTAACCTTTTTGTCTTTGTCATTCCAACATTGCCATAGCCATTGTTGATGAAGATTGTTTCCAAGTCCTATTTTATTTCCTGTGCTAGTAATGTGACCATCGGGCCATAATCCTACTGTTGACCCGCAATGGAGATCGGAAACTACGACGATCCCCATTGGATTTTTCGATTTAATCATGTGTTTGTTTTTTGATTCCCTGTGGAGGTTTATCAGAAACCAAATTGTGCAAGAGCCTAGCCGCATGATGCAAAGAGATTTCTTCCTCTTCCATCATTGTTGCCAAAATTTGAGCAAGTTTAATTCGTTCAATGAGATGATGAAGATAGCTTATAAGATCAAGCTGTTCATCTTTAAGGTTTTTGGCATACCAACCAGCACCAGCAGTCCAAAACTGGGTTT